ACGACGTTCTGGTGCTCTTGATAATCTATAGATTACCAAAGAGTCTTCAATCATACGCAGTTGATTAACTGCCTTGATTGCTTTATGCAAATGGCTTAAAGTCATATTCTTATTGAGATCCTGTATACCAGAATGACAATAAGTTACTGAATCAGCAGCAATTTTCATGCCCTGATTAGTAGAGTTCTTTAATCCCTTAGGATTATATAGGAAATACTCCGCACTTTTTTGAGTGAGTTGAGTATTCAAATCTAAACCGCGTAATTGTTCTGGACGTTTCTGATCATATTCAGTAACCTTCCTGATCTTACGAGGATCGATATAACGTAGTTCCACCAATCCATCTCTGGGATTATCTGGATCTATTACTTTGTGATAGAAAAGTCTCCCATCGACATACCATCGACGAAAGATCTCATAAGAACGATTATCAAAATCAAGCAGACGAAGAACTTCTTGAAATTCATCTCTGATTAATTTTTTAATCTTTTCTGATTGTTTTAGATTAGATAATTCTACTTCAACAGGAACATCATCAAAGTTACCGCAAATAGTTTCGTTGACAATATCGTCAACTGCACTATCACATTCTGGTTGAAGAACCATCTCTCTATAACGAGTGATAAGTTCGTAATCATTTCTGACTGTTCCATCAAAGTCAACGGAATATCCATAGTACCCGCCACCGACAATGGGTTGCGAGCCATCCATACTATCTTTTTGAACAAAAGAAGGTCCTTTTGGGACCTTCTTCGCTCGCTCAAGTGAAAAACCGAAGAGCTGAGACATTATATTTTAAAATGTATTGGTCTTATTTTTATTTATATCACTCGTCAGTTGCCTTATTTAAAGGAGTCCAGTACTGAACCTGCATCTCTACAGTGAACTCTTCGATGGCATCGTTATTACCATAGTCAAGATCAATAGCAGCGATTGCACTTGGGAAAATATTATAGAATTTGTAAGACTTAAGAATCTTTGGTTTATCTCCTGTCTTAACATCTCTTGCTAATTGATGAACCTTCATGTCCGCGAAGTATCCAGTAGCATCATCAGTATCTCCAAGACCCGCAGCAGATGTGAAGTTCTCGTTATATGCTTGAATACTTGATGCCCAAAGTTCAAATGCAGAGCGTAATCCAAATCCACTATCATTCATAATAGTGATTGTCCAAGGTTCAAATGTTCTGTCACCTGCAATCTTAAGTGTTCTTCCTCTGAAAGGAACCTCTATCACACCAATCTGAGATGAAGGAAGGTTTGCTGCACGAACAGTAAACTTACCAAGATTCACAAGGTCAGCGTTTTGTAGAATTCCTGAGGGGAAAGCAAGGTCAACTTGGAATAGATTAGGTCTCGCAAAATCCGAGGCTACATTAGCCTTAAAATCATCAATAGTTCCTCTTTTTGCCATTTTTTTAAAAGTAGTGTTCCGTCTCCCTTATATTTAGACTTATGAATATTTACAAGCATAAAAAAACCTCCGTAAACGCGGAGGTTTTGGGTTGTTCCGATTGTAGAGACGCACGAAAGGTCTCAATCGTATTTATTAACTTGCGACTTCGCTGAATGATACTCCAGATCTTGTTGCAACAAATGTTAGTGTGATGTAGTTAATTGTGCGTGTTGGTTTCACAAATACTTCTGCGAAGAATTCTCCACGATCAACTGCCTCAGGTGGGTTGTTAGATGCATCGCACTTAACTAAGAAGTCTGTTACACCTCTACGTCCTTGAACATCTCTCATGTATGGTTCAACAATGTTGAGGAAGAGAGATCTTTGTGCATCATCATTTTGCTCAAAGAGTTGTGACTTAGCAGCACCAGAGATAACTCTTTCGATTGTGAGGAATAGACGACGAACGTTAATTCTATCAAATGCACTTGCAAATCCAAGAGCAGTCTTATCACCGAAGAGTACTACACCTTGACCAGGGAAGGAAACAATAGGGTTAACTCTATTTCCGTATAGACGATCTCTTTGTGTCTTAGTTGGTGTATATGCTAGTTTGATTGCATTTCTTAGAACACCGCGTTGGAAACCAGCAGGTGAGAACCATGGTTCTGAAACTTCTGCTGACTGTAAGCATAAACCTGCAACGTCTGCGTTACATGGAACGTATCTGTATACATCATTATACTTATCGTAGATGTATTTGTATCCAGAATCAAATACCATGTAAGAAGAACTTGGTAATTGCTCAAAGAAAGCAACAATGTTTTCTGTTGCTGTAGCAGTATTAGAAACACCAATTACGTTTCCACGACGAGGTGAAACAAATACCATACAATCTCTTCTCTCTTCAGCGATAGCAACAAGAGAAGTTACTTTAGCGATTGCAGCAGCATCATCAGCACCAGAAGGACCAGTGATGATGAAATCAAGAGTTTGTGACTCAGGATCTTGTCCTAACTCATATGCTGTAGAAAGAGCTGAGTTAGTAACTGTGTATTCACCAGCAGCTAATGCATAATCAGTTCCACCACTTAGTCTGTAGTAGAATGTAGCATTGTTTTTAGATGCAAGAGTTGTTCTGCCTGCAGGATAATCAGTAGAACCAGTAGATGAACGAAGTAAGTTAAACTGTCTAGAAGCAGCAGTCTGACCCCAGTTACCATCAGCAGCAGAAGCAGTAGCAGAGAATAAACCAGTCTCGTGCTTACCCCAGTAGATATACTCGGACTTTTGTTTGATTACTTCTTTATAGTAGTTTGTTTCTCCTACAGAAGTTTTAGCATCAGATGCTTTAGATAGACCAACAAAACGCTCAAGAAGTGCACCAGTTGTACCAGTGATCTTTCCGTCAATGTCGATAACTAAAACGTGAACCTCATCTCTAAATCCACCTGCATTACTTGCCCAAAGTGAAGTTTCTGGACGAGCAGCAACGTTAATCCATTTTGCACCAGGTAGATACTCACGCTCTGCATACTCAACACGAACTGAACTAATTGCAACAGCGTTAGAGTTTGTATCAGTAACACTATCAGCAGCAGCGAAGTCAATACTTGACTTATTCTTAGCAATATATAAACGTCTTTCGATTCCTACATTGACTGCAGCAGTGTTTGATCCTTGTGTAATTACTTGATCATCAGCAATGATACCAGTAACACCTGCACTAGGAATACCAATCTCTAGTTTTTTATTAGCAGGATCCCAAGCAAGAACATCAATAGTTTCATTAGAACCACCGATGGAGATTGTAGTAGAAGTACCAGGAGTAAAATCACCAACAATAGTATCAACTGTTAGAACTACACTATACTTAAATACTTTACCAGCAGCACCAGAGGATGCGGAAACTGCTTCATCAGCAACGAAGTTCCATTCGTTACCAGAACTAGGAGCAGGTAAAACAGCGATTTGATCAGCACCAGAGTCAGTTACAAAAATACCGATTGAGTTACCTTTTGTACCTGCTGTTCTAGAACCATAGAACCATGCGTTTGTTCCACCTTCATATGATTGCTCGTAGTTATCAAGATTCTTGATCTTTACTGCAGTGTCATTTGAAACAGCGTTCTTTAAATTTGTAGAGTCTACACGAACGGTTTTTAATGTTCCACCATAGGATAGAAACTGTGCAGCAGAATACCAGTATTCATAGTTGTAGTCATTTGGTTGACCAAATTGATCTACTAATTCCCTCTCAGAACCAATCTCAACGATTTGTTCAATGGGACCTAGTTCAAAAGGTGCTGCCATCAGACCGACATTGGCGGTTGATGCAGTGGTAATAGTTGTTAGATCTCTTTCTTGTACAACTACACCTGGCGATAATTGATTGGCTGCCATGTTTAAAATTCTCCTAGTGTCGGCTCAGCAATGTTTGTCTAAGATTATTTATATTTTTGAAACGTCACCTAAACTCCCACATGTAAGATTTATCCCCGTATTCCGCAACTTTCCACATATCTCCTTGAGCATCTGCAAAATATTCATCTTCCATTCCGTCATCTACAAATCCGAATGGTGACATGTCTTGTTCGATTGCTTCTCTTTGATCATCATATATGCGTTGTCTTACATCATTGTCATGCATCTCTTTGAAGTACTGTTGCATAGCCATCCAAGCAAAAATAACAAGACACATAGCAAGGTCATCATTACAACCTTCTTCTGCAGCAAATGATTGACCTTTTTGAATGAATGTAGTTAGTTCTGCAATAGTGTCATAGTCAGGAATTAGAAGTTTATCTTCTTCAAGTAATGCTTTTAAGTTTGAACATCCAACCTGTTTTACAGCAGTAGACATTTTTACACCAAGTTGTGTTTTCTTACCAGAGAATCCTTGACCTAATTGTTGACCCGCCCTTCCACGCATAGCTACCATCAATAGATTTTCATATTCCAAATCAAACTGAATAATATCCGCAACTTGACCACCTATGTCATTTACTTCACATAAAATATATGCGTTATTATAATTTTTTGCTACATCAACAATTATATTTGGGAGAACAATAGGTTTTATTTCATTGTTTCTATAACGTGCTACCATCCTATATGGTAACGTTGTTGTGTCAAATACTATGAATGCGGAATAATCATTTCCAATACCCCGTGCCACATCGACACTAATAATATAATTATGATCCTCTTTTCTATCTTCAAATAC